CCAATCCATCCTTGATGGACAGGGTCGTGTGCTCAACACTTGGGCAGACGTTCTGAACCGCGCTGGTTTGGGTATGGAAGTGATGCACGAGCGCAACGCTCACAACTTCCCCCTCGACCTGGCAGCAGCAGAGTCTACTCCTGTAGCACTCACCGCTCCTTCTATCGGTTGATACTCAACCCACATAAAGAAAATTGGGGGACTTCGGTCCCCCTTTTTTTCTCCTTGTATGTTAAGATATGATAAGTTCACAAACACCTTACAAACTTGCCGAGATCATTCAAGATACTTGGCCACAACTTTACTACTTAAAAGGAGGTAAAAAAATTGGTAGCATCAACAATTCAACCAACAAAAAGGGAGTGGTTTGATGTCCTCGATGACTGGCTTAAACGAGATCGCTTTGTATTTGTGGGTTGGTCTGGATTATTACTTTTTCCCACTGCTTATCTTGCAATTGGTGGTTGGCTTACTGGCACGACGTTTGTTACAAGCTGGTATACCCACGGGTTGGCAACTAGTTACCTTGAAGGCGCTAATTTCCTTACAGCAGCTGTGTCGACTCCTGCTGACGCTATGGGTCATTCTCTTCTTCTACTTTGGGGTCCTGAAGCTCAGGGCGATTTCGTCCGCTGGATCCAACTTGGGGGACTCTGGGCTTTTGTGGCGCTCCACGGAGCCTTCGCTCTTATCGGTTTTATGCTTAGGCAATTTGAACTTGCTCG